TAGTATTATCAGCTCTCTGCCTGTCAGTTGGGCTGAAGTTTTATCCTCTTTTTCTTTATCCACCATTATTCCAAACCGCTATTCCTAAAATAATAGTTGCAACACAGTTCACTCCAAGCAGTATAGTCAGCCCTAACAGCATTGTGTCTATACTACCTAGCTTGCTTCTCAGTCTACCCATATCTCCTCTTAAATCATCTATGGAAATTAATACTCTTTGTATATCCATTAGCTAGCTTGGAGAGAATGTAGAGTACGTTACTGTTTGTCTCTTGTCATCATAAGACTTGACCCTGGCAGTAAGTACGTTAGTTAATTTTGCTTTTATATAAGCTGCATCAACAGTACCTGCGGTATCACCATCGGTAGTAAACGCAAACGCTGACTGTACGGTACTCCATTGTGCTTCCGGTATTGTTATAGATATTACTGTGTCTGCCATATTAGCCTCCTATTGCCTGTAATTTTGATTCAAGTATTTTTACTTTATCTTCAAGTGCCTGTCGTTTTTCAAACTCTTGGAAGATAGCACCGTTGTGTAGGAAAAGAAGCTTGGTTAAGTTAAGCATCCCACCTTCATTAATCTTCTTACCAAGTATTCCAAGTTCTACTAATCTGTCCTCAAATTTATTTGCGAACTTATCCCACCCAGATTTGATTAGGGTTTTCTTATCTGATTCTTTATTTCTTGCAAGGTCAAATGCCCTTACCAACATAACGTCATCTTCCTCGTCAAAAACATCTACTGTTGCAGAAGCATCAGAATGTAATTCGCCTGTAGAATTTACGATAAAGGCAGCGTGTATTCCTGAACTGTTTCTTCTTGTTATAGAAAACAAAGCCTTGTCATCATCTACAGCTACAGCACTATTACTTCCATTATGACACTCTACAGCAAAATCAATTGCCCCATAATCACTAACTGCTGCTGTACCTAAATCGTTAGGTTGACCCCTTCTATACATCTGTATATCAAACGAAGAGGCTGCATCATCTGTATCTTGAAAAGCTTCAATTCTTAATCCACCATTCGTACCATTTCTTTTTTCAAAAAAAGCGTATGTATCTGTTTCAGCTTTACTGGTATAACCATGAGCAACGTCACTTGACTTGAGTGTTATAGCTTCATTGTCATTTGCACCTTGGTTGATAGTTAAACCTACAGTTGTTCCTGCATTGGAAGTATCACCTAGAAATAAAGCACCGTCCTTATTAAGCCTCATTACTTCAGCATGATTTACATCTTCTCCACCGGGATTAAGTTGCCATTTAAACCCAGCCGGATTATCGTTGCTTGCAGTAACACCATCTGAATATGCACTAAATATGGCTGCTGTCCTTGTATAGGTATAGGCATTTACAGCCCCATCACCAGACCCAAACCATATCTTACCTATTTCATCGCCATCAGATAGAGTACTAGCACTTCCTATTGTTCCGTCTCTATCTTTAACAAAAGCTAAAGTCCCACCTTCTGCATTTGCTGACCATCTACCTATGACGATAGCTGTATCTGTAGCACTTGTTCCAAGAATGTTGATAGGCCCTGCATTTGCCGTATACAGCTTTGTGTTGGTATCAGCAGTAGAGGCAGTTCCTCCACCGAATACTGATATACCACCACCACTCATGTCATAGTGTTGAGCGACTACGGTACTGCCACCATCGTTTCCTGAGATGGTAAGATCTTTATCAGATTGTCCAACCGCAATAGTAATATCATCTGAACTATCAGTAATGGAAAGTTCATTACCCGCTGTGCCAAAATAAGCTGTTCCTTTAGCTTTAACTGTTCCAGTAATAACTAAGTTGTCATTTACTGTAGTCTCAGAAGTTGTATGCCCAATACTTATTGGCACTCCTGATGTTGCAGTACCTATAGTTATTCCATTACTTGTATTAGAGTTGTCAATGTTAAATGTTGTTGTGCTATCTAGGGATATGTTAGTACCGTCAACAACTAGTGTTCCGTCTATATCTGTATTATCTAGGTTGGTTGTGCCATCTATGTCTAAGTTACCTGTAGTAGAAAGGTTTTCGTCACCAAATGCTATAGCTCCACTAGAATCTGTAATACTACCATTGGCTAGTGTTAAGTTACCTATAGTAGAACCTGTAGCTGTAGAAATAGTGCTAGAAAATGTAGCTGCTTGCGGAACTGTTATACCACCACCATCAGCTATTGTTATCGCATTATCTCCATCAGTATAGCCAATACTTGCCGTCTGTACTTCTCCTCCAACCTTTAAATCTGCTGACACATCCACTCTAGTACTAGCATTAAGGTCAATTATAGCTTCACCATCAATTCTTAATGTGCCGTCAGATGACTGTGCTATATAACTTGCAGCATCTCCAAAAGTCAGCTTGTTAGTTGAATTTAAAGTTAATCCAGTACCATCTGTATGTGTTAGAGTTGTGTCTCCATCTGCTCCAAAAGCTATTACTGAACTATCAGATAATAATTTTATGTCATCTCCAAACACAGCATCCTTAACTACAGATAATCCACCGTCTGTTTGTAGTGATCCATCGGTTGTAGATGTAGCTTCTGTTGCATCATCTGTCTTTAGTATTCCTGTAGCTGTTACTGCACCACTTAAATTAATAATATTTCCACTAATTGTAAGGTCAGTTCCATCTCCCTCAATCTTTTCTCCGTCATCTCCGAAGGTAATTCCAACATTTTGAGGAACATTGATATCGCTTGTTGCAGTTAGATTGATATCACCACCTGAGTTTATGGTGAGGTCTGTATTATTGCTTTCTATCTTTTCAGAAGCATTGTCATCAAATACTATTCCTACGTTCTTAGGAATGTGTACGTCACTAGTAGCTGTTAAGTTTATTTTTGCACCAGAGGTCACAGTTAAATCTGTACTATCACCTTCTATCTTTTCTCCTGAACCGAATGTAACGCCTACATTTGCAGGGATAACTACATCAGCTGTAGCCGTAAGGTTGATGTTGTTACCAGATATTGTTAAATCAGTACCATCACCCTCTATTTTCTCTGCATCATTTCCGAAAGTAAGACCTACATTCGCAGGAATGTTTACATCGTTGGTTGCATCTAATTCTATATCTGCACCTGCGGTAAATGTAATTCCACCTGCATCACTTAGTAATTTAATACTGCCTGTTCCAGTACCCTGATCTGCATGAAGAACAATTGTCTCTGAGGTCCCTCCATCGGCTGTGAGAAGAATAGCATTAGCACCATTTAAACCTGACTTTAAATTGATACCGCCAACGTCTGATAGTAATTGAATACTAGCAGAACCTTCAGTTGCACTTGTACCTTGATCGTTAAATAATGTCATCGTTGATGTTGTACCGCCATCAACTGTTATGTTGACTGCGTTAGCTAGGTTAGCTGTACTTCTAATTCCAACTCCACCTGCATCAGATAAGATGTTGATTGATTCAGCACCCTCAGTTACTGATGTTCCTTGGTCTGCATGGATCTTGATAGTACCGCTAGTACCTGCATTTTCTCGTAAATATATAGAGCCTGCGGCATCGTTAGTACTGACTAGATCTATATCTCCAGATGAATCTACCTGAACATCACTAACATCCCAATCAACTGAGCCGTTAACATCCAAGATACCTGGAAATGTAACTGAACTTGAAGTTATAGTGCTGTTAGGGGTGATTGTTAAATGCGTTACATACGATCCGGCTGATGCTATATCATTACCAATCGTCATGACTCCTGCATCAGCAACATTAAATTTCCACTCGTCTCCTGCATCATCTCCTTCGTCAGCCTTCATGTAAAATATAGCAGCATCTCCTTCAGCTGCGAGTATCGTAAATTCTGCATGGGCACGACCATTACTGGCATCATGAAGATGACCTGAAGTCGTACTTAGTACATCATCCCTAAGATTGTTATATTGACTGGCGGTCGCTTGTTCGCCACTGCTTACGGTACTACTGTTTGCCATGTTTTACCCCCATACGAAATCGCCCCACCTAATGTTGTTCCATGAGTTATCACGGTTAGGTTTGGCTTCTCTTAATGTTAAATTTATAGCTCGTGAAAATATTGGATTACCGGCTGCTCCACTTGAAGCCCTCACCTGCGTTTCCGACATTTCAGTTATAGATGCAAAATAATCATCGGAGTCGATATCAGTCAGAATTATTGGAGCCACTTCCTGTTGAAGAAAATCTAAATTAGCTTTTAACTGCTTTAAACCAAGTGCGTATCTTACGCCTTGCATACTTCTCATATTATCTTCAACAGCTGCTGTTATACGCCACCTTTTTAATCTGTCAGGCCTCCATGTCATCTTTAGTGTAAAACCTTTTAAAACCGGAGAAGCAGTAGAACTTCCACTTTCAAATTTAAACCTCAGCCTTACACGTTTGCCTATCACTCCTGAGTCGAAACTTATAACACCTGATGGACTACCGGAAAACACACTGGATGTACTGTTAACATCTGTCCAGCTCGTGTCGTTATCAACCTGATACTGAACACTTATCTTTTCTGTAGATGTAAGATTCTCAGACGTTATCGAAATTTCATTCATAGCTTTATATACGCCTGGTCTGTTTCCATCGTAATAAGAAGTAGTGAAATAACCTGTAGTGATCATTTCAGCGTTGGTTGCGAGTCGTGGAGTATCTGTCCTGTTAGGCAGTTTAAACCGATAGCTGTAAGCTTCATTGTTTATATCGCCATTAATATACATATACCTGTTGGTATCACCGCTAGGCTTATGTATAACCATGTCTATGGCATCTGAGAGCACTAGCGAGCATACCTGATGCACCAACCACTGCCCCTGAACTTCCTTTAACGCATATAACCAAGACTGTTTTGTTACAGAATCTGCATTTAAATCTTCAACTAATGCGTACAGCCACTGTCCATCTGTACCAAGTGCCCTTACTCTGTTGCCGAAATCACTGAATCCTGGAGATTCAATTACACCTGATATATCCTCGAAATTCCTGCCATCGTACCTGACTAGTCCTACCTCGCCCAAAGTGGTGTAGAACATTCCGTTATATACGATTCCTCGGCTGAAATTATCAGTAGATACCATTGTTTCAGCACCAGGATAAATGTTCTTAAACTGTCCCTGAGAAAAGAATGTACTGCTACCTGTGTTAATTACATATTGATATAGCCCATCTTCTTTTCCAATAGCTATAGTGCCATCTAATAACTGATGTACTGTATTAATCTTATGATCGTCTTTACCTGCCTCTATAGCCGTACTCCATATAGCAGCACCGGTAGGGGCGGTAGACAAATGAATATCGTCATCGTTCAAAGTCTTTACTAAAGCATAATTTCCATTCTGATTAAGGCTTTTACTGAATCTGTTAGCCTTATTGCCACTGCCTGTAGCTGCTGTCCATGAAGACATATCATTTGCATCTGAATAACTATAAGCCGTAGATTCTCCCTGACCGATAAATAATCTATTATCAAATACCTGTGCTCCTGTTATAGCAGCATGAACTTTCTGTAAGCACCAGTAGTCTCCGGTATCATCGAATTTCCATACGCACAGGTTTGTAACCGCATATAAATCTGTTCCTACAAACCCCATCTGTACATTAGAAGCATTAGGTACTGTAGAACCTGGCAATAATTGAACACTGTCAAAATAAATGGTTCTATCACTACCGCCATCAGCTGTCATGATGAGCCTTAGCTGAACCTGAGTTGAATCGCCCTGTAAAGTAACAGTAGCTGAAATAGTCTGATAACTTGTGGATATAGATACTGCATCTCCCTGAGTAGTCGGTGTACTTGATCCACCTGATTCAACAATCTGCATCTTCATAGTTCCACCTGCCGCACTTCCTCTTACTTTGGCAACAGCTGTTACCGCCTGACCCACAAGCCTTGCAGCAGGCTGTTCTGTCTGGACACAATTTATAGCGACATAGTCGTTTGTAGACCATGCGGAACCTGTGAAATGGTTGTTCCCAGAATGAGGAGCTGTCGTATCTATGGCAAGCGTAACATTGGATGCAGTCCAATTTGTAGTTGCTCCTAACTGTCCTCCACCATTTCTAACTCCAAATGTAACTGTCTTGGGCTGATATGATAACGATACTTCGTTAGGAGTAAGTGCAAATGTGCCGTCTGCTATTCCGTAATAAGCTGTATCTCTTGGGTCATGATAGAATCTCAATCCACCTTTCGACCAATCGTTCTGATTCCATACTAATTCCTGGTCTGGGCTGAATTGCCCATAGCTTACGTCAGCAGCAGTGGTATCAGGTGCTAATGCAGGAGCAAGGTCCCATCCATATAACAGCTGACCGTCATTACCTCTAAGTATCTTTAGACCTGTAGTCCTTGAGGACGATGAATCCTTTAAAACTACAAATTCACTTTTACTGCCTCTAGCCATTTAGTAACTCCAGTCTGGTACTAAAATCCGTCTTTGACCTAAAGGTTGTGAATGTATGCTTTTTCGCTGTATCTCCTCAAAGGCTCTGTTGCGTAATCCTGCATATACATTGGTATCAAATGTGGCAGAAGCCTGTGCTAAACGCTGATATAGCTCAGCTGCTGCGAAAGCATATAATAGTTCTGTTCTAGGTTTGGCAATCTCCATCGTGTCAGTCTCTGATGAAACTTCATTCAAATAGTTCTTACCCTGTATTCTGAGTAATTTCAGATTAGGTAGATTATATGGAAAATGTATGGAAGTTCTGTCAGTAGTCGATTCCATTTCAGGTACATACTGCCAGTTCATAAGAATATCTCCACTTTCCTGTGCCTCGACTCTAGGACCAACAGTCGCTACGGCTTCGTCCAAATACACAACAAGCCCTGTACTAGCTGCGGCAGTCATCTCTACACCTATTTCTAGTGTGCTAAGAGTAGTAGCAGAATCTTCATAATGAGTTAATAATTCCCAACCTGTTCCCTGATGCTGTCCGCCATCTGCCTGCGATCCAAGATGCTCGGTTGAGTTTAATTTTATATAAGTTGAAATAGTAGATGCTTCATTTGAATGCACCCATATTTGGAAGTTGATCCTCTGTCCGCTATATGTTCCAGGTGAACTAAATGACTCATACACAGCCCTTTTGGTACCTGTGGTACCATTTGTTATCTTTGCTGAGTATTGACCACGAAATACCGCATAGTTAAATGGATTGGTTGTAAGCTCCTCCTGAGCCGCAGTAGCCTCTACAGTCCAAGTACCTGGAGTAGATGAATTAGTCCAAGTCTCAAATCCTGGATTAGTTAATATATTATCTCCGCTTTCTACAGCTGCTATGCCGTCTTCTATACTAATTCTAGTGGGTCTATCTTTTATAGCTGAGGGTAATTCATACCGATATTGATTTTCTGATGTATAAATAGTTTTAGATATAGGCACATGAAGCATTGGAAATGCCTGTACTCTAGCTGAATTAAGAACCTCACGAAGCATGGTAGGGGAATATTTATGTATCTCAAAATCTACATTGCCTGACTCAGCTGCAAGGTTACTGCCTGATACTGTTATCTGACCTGCTGAGGCATCATAGGATTTGATTCTTCTGACTACCTGTGCGTTATTAGTACCATGAATAATAACCCAATGGTTTTGAAACAGATCGTCTGTATCTCCTGCTGTATCTAAATCATCGAAACCATAATCGGTTAATTCAGTAGATGTTATTGTAGTCCCTGCACCTATAGTAGATGTAGTTGTCCATGCTTCACCGTCTTTTCCGAGAATCTCAGAGTAGCCCAGATATGCTCCGAACTCTCTGCGTAAGTTCTGTAGTGTAGTTGTAGCCATTACTCATCCTCTTCTATTGGTATTTCCTCCGGATCGCCATCACCATTTAGAGAATTAAGAAGATTGACAAAGCCCATTATTGCTCCCTGAACACGATTTAATTCAGCGAACAATGTGTTTTCCTGTGCCTTATGTCCCTGCAATTTTTCAAAAGCAGCCTTCTCCTGAGCCTTTAGATTATCTATTTGAGCCTGTAAACTTTCTTTAGTTATCTCCATGTTTTCTCCTTTCTATGCGTAACCTACGTTAACCTTTAAATTTGTTCCTGGTACGTCTACATATATTCCAGTTCCGAAACTGATTGGAGCACCTGTGAAGTCAAAGAATTGAGTAGAATTAGCAGCGACAGTTATATCTAATATGTCCGTACCTCCGTCAGCAGTAGAATCATTTAATTGAAATGCTCCACCTGTTGCACCTGCTGAAACTGCTACCCAATAAACTACGCCAGGACTGCTTTTAGCAGCACCGTCACTTGTTTTAATACTGACTGCTGTTACTTGTGGCATATCATTTACCTCTTTTAGCTAGATATTTAAGTCTACGTTTGCCTGACCATCTACGTTTCGTATCCCATCCAATTCCAAGATTGTTAGGTTCTGCACCTAGTTCTCTTGGATCAGGCATATCGAATTTGTCTTTTCTTACATCAACGAAAGTCGGATTACCTGCTCTGTCAGGAATCATAAGTTCCAGACTGCCAGGGTCACCCTGCTTAGGCATAATCATCGCATCAGGTGGAGTACCACCCCACTTCTTACTGACAGCAATTCGCCTTTGCAGTTCTGCCCACTCTGCTTCAAAGTCCTTGTTATTGATCTGGTCAATAGCATCTTTAAAAGCGTTGTCTATTTCTTCTTGTGAATGGACTGCTCCATGTCCGTCATGTTTAAGTTCATTGCACTCTGCCATAGTCTCAGCAAGCAAAGTAGCTGCTTCCTCTGTTTCTAAAACACAAACCTTTCCATCACCCATAGGTACAAAGTGTGCTACATTAGGATGTTCTTTAGGCCAGTATTCAATATAAGCATGTGGAGTTGCAGGCATTATTTCTTTTTCCTTCTTTTTAATCTTTCACGTTCTTTCTTAGCAGCTTTCATTCCCTTTGGTGTATAGGAATATTTTTTACCACCGACTTTAGGCATAACACCCTCCTAATGACATTGTGCAAAGCACCTTATCCTTTACAGAATCAGATGCTCTACACATTTGTCGTTTAAAACCTGTTACGGAGCTATCTGTAAAAAGATTAGTCCATAATCTCCAGAACCTGTAGGCACAACATTCATCTGTACACCGATTACCTGCTCGTCTTCATTAGTACCGTCCCTCTTTAGGTCCTCATAACCACCAGCAGTAGTTGCTCCGCCAACTCTAACATGCTTGCCAAATGTGTCCGCAGTTTGTGAGTTGGAAAGTACAGCTGCCTCACCCCATGTTTGAAGCCAGCAGTAGTAATCTGCGGTAACAGATGTTGTTGAAACGCCAATAGCTACGTTGGTTACAGTAGTAGGCGATATAATAACGTCTTTGTATGTGTTTATACTAAGACCACACAAAGTGTTTGCTGCTGTTGAATCAGTTGCAACCCTAACGGTGTCACCATCGTACAACGTAACTACCATACTGTTACCATTAGTTCCTGCTGCATTGCTTGCAATCTTGTAAATAGTTCCTTCGCCAGTACCGTCATTTAGAAAAATGAAACCATCTGCGTACTTGTCTTTTGCTATAGTTCCTTGGGCTGTAACAGTAATTGTTCCATCTCCAACACTAGCCTGTGCCCCCAAAGGTACATCAACATCATCAGCGGCTGTCGCTGCTGCTGCTTGTACTATAACGCCTGCATGAAGAGCAGTCCCTGCGTTTTCGGCATATCTAAATGCTCTACCGTCAGGCAAAACCATTCTCGTACCTAAAGCGTGTAATTTGGTTTCTCCGGTAGCTTTTTCGTCTCCAAAATTACCCCAAATTGTTCCGTATGTAAGTGCCACAATAGCACCTCCCTAATTTTTATTTGTTAACATCTGCTCCAAGGTCAACGCCCAAACACCTGACCTATGCTTATGAGTTATATGTTGATTAGCAAGCCTGTCTCCATGAAATCCAGTATTATGAATTACGCAGAAATACTTGGTCTTCTTGCTTCTCTCAATAACTTCATCCGGCAGCTCAATAGTCGGCTGTTCACTATGATGCAGACAATGTTTTAAGTAACTCTTCCACGATGAAAACCCAAAGGTATCAACGTGGTTTGTGCAAATATATTTAATTGGAGCAGCTTCCTGTTCCAAATCAGCTTGCAAGATTTCATCAGGAACGGCATTTCTAAAAACATCAATATCAACTCCGTTTTCAGGAGGACGTAGACGGAAACCTTTCTCGAAGTACGCAGCAAATTGGGATGGATTATTGACTGACATACCCTGTGATGTGGGCTGAAAGCCATGATCCACTTCTTCCAATCTGACTGAGGCGTTTTTACCATTACCTTTTTTCCGAACTGTAACAATATGTCGCTGCCATAAAACGCATCTGCCTGGAGCAGTCCAGAATGGTTCGATACCGTCACGGATGTGCCAGTTATACTCTGATGCAAGCTGTTGCTTTATCTGAGTCCATTCGTCTACTCGCCATCTTTCGATGTGCAAACGTAACATTTTTATTTGGCCTTCACGATCAATTTCGCTAAGTCCTTGTTCAAGGTCATAGTCAATATGAACGTCCCATTTCTGCAAAGTTGCAAGTGTCATGCTGTTCTCCTTCGTTTGTGCCGACTGCGACTTCTTTTACGTTTAGAAGGAGTCACGCTCCGCTCAACTACACCGGAAATAGCCCTAGCTACCTGTTCTTTACGCAGGTAATTAGGTAATGATTCTTGCAAGCTGAATTGGTAAATCAACTGTTCTTCGATAATTCCCTGATGCTTTTCGTAAGCATCCTTAATATTTGCAATGTGCTTTTGCGTAGAATTAGAACGTCCTGTGAATGTAAGGTTACATCCAGTACACGTTGATTCTTTATCTACTGCATTAGCGTGTTTTTCGCCTTCTTCTCTGACAGACTTAGCATGTCTTGCAACATCACCGTCAAAACTCGAAGTAAAAGTACACTCGCTGCATCTGATAATCACTTTCTTTAAGTAAAGATCATTTGCGGAATTTCTTGAAAATGGCTCTGTCCAGTTTTTTCCAATTACATCCCATAAACGAACTTTATTTTGAGCATCATCTTCTACAGATGTAATTACTCGGTCACGATTACCGTTTTCAACCTGCTTTCGCAAATCTTTATACTGCGTATTCGATACCTCAAATTCTTTTGTGTCATCTATCAAAGTCGGCAATGTTCAATTCCTTATAAAGTGCTTGCTGTGTCACTTAGAATTTCAACACCGTGGACATCCACTCGTTGTGACTCACCCCATTCCTGGAATATGCCGTATTCTATAGCTCTCAAGGAGTTGTCATCTTCCTCTGTAGTTTCAGCTTCGTTAGCCATGACTAATATCATGGAATCGTCTGCAAAAACCGCTCCTTTTGATGTGTTTCCAGAACTTCTACTGATAACACCGGAATGGAATATCTGGACTCCGTAAAGTCTGTCATTACCTTTCCACCATCGTTGAATCATGTCATCGCCAAAACCGGCAGGTCTTCCACCTGCTGCTGTACCTGGGTCTGATATGTCCAATATGATGTCGCTAATCTGCTCGATATGCAGAGAAGCTCTTAAAGGCATTGGTGCAGGACCATATGATGAACTGTTGTCTGTCATAAGGTATGCAACTGCTCCTCTAAAGTGTGTAACGTCAAGAGTGCCGCTACCTGGCGATGATTTTGTAAACGAATCATAAAGCGTTACAACGTCATTAGCCATCTTTCGCCTGAGAGAGTTAGCAAGTAGAGTTCCTGTAGTCGAAACCACGTTAGAATCTCCCTGCCTTCTGATCAATCGCTTTGAAACTGTAGCTATGATGCCATGTTCACTTGGAGTGATCGATAAACTGTTTGTCACTAACTGCTCTGACTGAGATAAATCAACGCCTTCAGACAATGCAGAAGCATTACTCATTCTGGCGTAAGTTAGAACGTCCCATTGTTTGTGTCCCTGTGGAATACGTTCATTAGTTATCAAATCTGGGTCTGGTGCAGCCGGCTCAAATGCTTCTTTAGCAGAAGCAACAAGTATTTTTTGTCCAGAGGACATATTACTGGTTGAAGAAATTGATAAGCCTGTAGCCATATCATCCTCCCTTTAAATTTTATTGTAGTTTTTGTACCAAAGTCTGATACTCAGCCTTTTCTATCTTGCCCTCGATATATGCACTTCGTACATCATCCAGGTTTTTATAACTAGGAGCTGCTTTACCGCTCGGTTGGTCTACCGGTGGCGATACTGTAGTAGGCTTCTGAGTCTGTGGCTGCTGTGGACTAGGCTGTTGTGGAGGAGTACCTCCTTTAGCCCTTACAGCGTTGCCTACCGATTCAGCAAACTGTGCACTACGCTGCTCTGGGGTCAGACTGTTAGTCGGATCAAGAGCACTGTAACGCAAGTTAGGGTCGTTTCTATCTAAACCCATACTTTCAACGAATTTATAGATTTGCTCCCACTGCTGTTGTGCCTGGTCAGGTGTTGCCTGCTGCTGAGTTTGACTCGGTTGAGGCTGTGCCTGTTGCACGTTCTGCTTTCTGAGCTCTTCCATTTCGTTGAGTAGTGGGGCAACGACCGCCCTTTGCTCCTCATCCAGATTTTCAAGATATGCCTTTTTTTCCATCTCATTTCTCATGCCGCTGAACTGTTGTTCCGCCCATGTTTGAGTATCCCTTCTGATGGCATTAAGGCCATTGTCAACAAGTCCCTGTAAACCACGATTCTCTGACCTCAGCTGCTGTAATTCGTTTTGAATGTTCGTCAGCTGGTCAGGTGTGACGTACTGCGGAGTGGCTGCTACTTCGCCCTGCTCCTCGTCTAGGCTCTGCTGATCCTGTGTTACCTCGTCATTCTGGTTGTTAACCATATTAATTTACCTCCTGGATGAACTTACGTTCCTGTCCTTAAATAAAAAAACCCAACTCCGGTCTTCTAAGGAAAACTCGAAATTGGGATACTAATGGTATCTGCTATTAAATTGTTAAACCAATTATTTAACTATTTCTTCGTCACTGTCAAGATGATAACGCACAAGATGCGTTCTGCCATGACGTTTTGCCATTATCGTTATGACATCATCTTCTTTTACTGCCATCTTCTGCTGTCTTCCTGTTGGGCAGCATTCACATAAAATATCTTCTACTGTTCTAATTCTTTTGAATTGTTCCATGTTACCGGTCTGGCTGCTATTTCCCTTTCATCTTGGTCTACATTATCAGGATGCTTTAAAGTATCTATATATCCCCACCTAAACAAAAACCTTTCTACTTTGGCATTGCTCATGCGGAAATGTAATCTTCCTTTCGACTGAGCTGAAGCTACTTCTTTAAACATAGGGTAGTCTTCAAGCATTTCCTCTCTTTGATATCCTCTTGCTTTCAGATATTCCTTCCACTTAGGAACAAGATTTCCATGCCCTGTTTGTTTTAAGATGATTTCTCCTATTTCCCAATAAGGAGCTATTGCTTTTCTGCCTTGGTCAAGTTCCTGAAGCAAAGGAGGCTTATTTACACTGAGTCTTTCTCTGACATAAGCTAAGTTTGGTGTACCCCATTCCTGCTCAAACAGATCAATAGCTTCCTGCTGCTTTGCATAATCAAATTCGCCATCTATTTCGTTATAGAAATCTCCTGCAATCACTTCTTTTACATATGCTTCATACGCAAGGTCCTCAAGGTGTGCTCTTGGGTTCTGGCTTTCTTCGTTCAGCATATCTGCTGTTTCCTGATGTTCTTCATATATCATGTCGTAGTTAAAAGAAAGAGCAAATCCTAATTTAGAACGCCTTTCTCTAAATTCCTGCGGAGTTATGTGTCCAGGTACAGTATCAGGCAGATGGAATCTATTTATTTCTTCTTGAAGGTCGGCATCGTATTTTTCTCTGGTTTGATTTAAAGCCTCTCTATAATCGGCTACTTCCTCACGCTTTTCCCTTAAAGCACTAATTTCAAACGCTTCGTCCTGTATCTTCTGTAATTGAGGATACATATTCATTACCTTAGTTCTGTCAACTTTATTCAGCTCGTCCCATGTTTTGCCGGTAGATTTCATTGCATATACATTAAAATGTTCTTTAAACCTGTCCCATTGACCTACAGGAAACGATCTTAAACCCATAAATTCAGCAGGCGGTGCAATCGCCCCTGCTCTTGGTTGATCAAACAACATTCCTGATACCCAGAAAGGCATCATATTTTCACCTGCTACTGTTTTTATTATTTGACCAGCATTTTCTGTAGTGGGTTCTCCCATGTAGTTTCTGCCGCTTATCATATCCCATCCTGTACCCGTCAAAGGAGCTATCTGGCTGCGAACAAAGTTTTTAACTGCATTATCAGTATCAAAAACATTAAAGGATTTTTTAGGGTCTTCAATTGTATCTGAAACAAATCTTCCCATAAACCTTGCTGTAGAAAGAAACGCTGAACCAATACCAACATTGGTATTACCTATTTTATACGTTAGAAACTTTCCACTTGTAGGATCAAGGTTCGGAGTCTGATTAAGGTGATGACCAAGGTAGGAGTAATACATTATAGCCGCTGCCGTCATGTGCCCCATAGCATCTCTAGCAAGTTCACCCTGCAAATTACCTCTAAAGATATCTCTCATCAATCCGTATGTAGCAAGTCTGTATCTTGGAGCAAACATAAGCATTGCTCCCATAGCCTGCTGTGTTGTAGGTCTTAAACCCATTCCTGCCATACTGACAGTACCTGTCATCTTATTGATATGAGAGCCAAGCTGCCGTAACGCTTCCTCTTTCGGTAATCCGCTTTTTAAAGCCATTGGTTTTAAGCCTTTCCACATTTCAACTTTTGCCATGCTAAGTGCACTTTCAAAGTTTCTTTCGACAGCATCAAGTACCACGTTTACAGGTGTTCCCATTTTTGGAATCCTTCCAAGCTGTCGCAAACCTCCACCCTTACCCATAGACTCAACAAATTCGTTTAGTGCACCGTGCATGACATCGTAATCATACATTTCTCTTACAGCATCCCAATTTTCATCTAAATATTTAGCAAGTACATTTTCTCTTTTCAAAGCGAATCTGCTGTTTTTTATGCTAACCTGTCCACCGACAAGTGCCTGCATGGATTTACCTACTACATTCCTCCACATTTTATTGTCAGTCAATGCAAGAGGTAACAGGTGTATGAAATATACTCCGAGGTCTATACCTGCCATCATTGTTCTAGCAGTAGCCTGAGTCCCCTGTGCTATACGCAAAATTGCATTGCCTGACGATGTTCTTTCTTTTATGGATTTAGAAACGAACTGCCATTCTTTCATTTTAAGATTATCAAACGGTTCATCAACTCTTGTGAAATTTCTGCTTTTTATTACATCCACAAGTTCTTCAGGTGTTCCTATCTTTCCTGCAAGACCAGTCATGGGAAAACTAAACTCACCTGGATGTTTTCCTGCCATTTTAAGTATTCTGGCTTTTTCCTTTCTCAATATTATTTCGTTTTGTTCTGCTTCCTTTAATGTCTTCTTCACCTGTTCACGCAAATCTTTTAATTCTTTTTGCAGACCTTTACCTTTTAAGCCAAGTCTTTTCATAGTGACATCTGTACCTGCTGCGATATCAGCTCTGCGTGGCTTTGCAAAACTAACTAATCTTGCAATTTCCTGCCACCTGTTATCAAGCTCTAGGTCGTTATTCACTATAGCTTTTCTACCTGAATAGTTTTTTGACATTTTGCCAGGTGAAACGATTCTTCCTTCTTTGGGATCTAAAATTTTTCTTGCAGGTGCACCGTATTTTAAAGTTGTATTTATCGACTTTATCATTTTTTTAAGGCCATTCCGCCTTGCTATAGCAGCATCAAGCTGTTGACCATACTTGGGATCCATACGGCTAAGAATACTTTTCATGTAAGGATTCATGTAATCTATGAGCTGCTGGTCTAGCATACGCTGATACATAGATGTCCATAACAAAGCTACCTGCTGCATCGGATCGCCTCTGTATCCTGCTTTATACGCTTCAGCAGCGTGTTGATAAAGTCTTGGTTTTTCTTCAGCCCCTTTTGCTCCCAAAGCACCTTTAGTAGAAGTTTTTAATTTAATAACCTCGTCATCAAAGGTTTTGAAAAACTGCCAATGGTTAGGAAAATACTGTCCTTCCACATCGTCTACTAATTGTAGGTCAGGGTCGAGCTTACCCCTGTAAGCACCTCTGTCTACAGTCTTTTGCCTTAATTCTCCTGTTATATTTTTAAATTCATCAAACCAATTTTTTTGTTGACTGGTTAGTATAAATTGATTTGGGTTCTGTGCCACTTCCTGAAATGAATGTGTTCCTTTTACTAAACGAGTAGGAGATTCTAATTTGCTAAATGTACCTGCAAATTCTTCATCTAAATTAAATATTTTATTTGCATCTCCTACAGCACCTATAAATCTCTGCATCACTATTTTAGCAGCTGTATCAACACCTTCCTGACCTCTTATACTTGCTATCCACCATCTGTGACCAGGATTGGTAGGGTCTGCAAGAGCATTGATACCTACTTTTTCAAACAGTAAATCTTTAACTCTTCTTGTAGCTTCCTTTAATTTCATTTCACCAAACAAATCAATCTTGAAATTAGCTTGTGTCTGTTCTACGTTTTCACCGATTTTCGCACTATATTTAGGCATTCCTTCTTCTATTAAATCGTGAATAGGTTTAACATCAGGCAATGTTCCTTCAGCCGTTTCTTTCACGCCTGTTTCAACAGCTTCCTTTACAGGCTCAACAGCACCTGGTTTAATTACCTTTTTGGCTACTTTAGCACCCTTGCCAACGCCCTTAAATCCATATTTAATTCCTTTTATCCCTGCACCAATTAATCTCGGAGCAAGTAAATACTCAGCAGGATTAAGTGCACTTAAAGCTATTTGTTCCCACCAAGGTCTATCTGACCTTATTTGTTTTACATCATCCAGCATGTCTTTCATTTCCCTGTATTTTTCAGAAGAAAACAATGCACCCCATTCCCATTGATTTTTATCTTTATCGAAATACTGGTCAAGCCGAGCCACAGCTTTTTTACTCTGTTCATTTTTAGGGTCTATACCAAGAAGTTTATTTCCTAATAAATAAGGAACAAGTTCAGGTACAAATTCATAAATTCCATATGCAGTTTTCAGAGCTTCTGTAGCAGGTTTTTCTATTACATCAGGTATAGCTTTATCGAGAAAACCAAACATACTTTTGTCTGGAGCTGCCGTTTTAGCAGCTTCTACATTCTGCTGAACCTGTCTATCGTTATATTCCTGCTGTGCCCATTGAGAACCTTCCTGAGCACGTTGATTTCTTTTTATAATCTTAGCTTGGTTAGACAGTTTTATCAGCTCTCTAAAAGATCGTTCCTGCTCGTCCTGTGCATTGTTTCTTCTTGGAGATACCATTTATGTTCTCCTTCCTGTAGGCATTCCGCCTCCAAATATTCTTGGTGCAGCAGTTTGTATACCGCCTGGAGTGACTCCTGCCGCTGCTCTTCCAAATTGCTGAGGGGTAATTCCACCTGCAAAACCCAACATATTTGTAAGTGTCTGTAAAGCCTGTGGATCAAGTTGTCCGAGTTGACCCATAGTTGGAATACCGCCTTGAAAGAACTGTCCGATTCCCTGCTGTGGAGTCTGAGGTGCAGTTTGAGCAGGCTGCTGAGTTGTTGGAACCTGCATACCAAGTCCCTGCAACTGCTGAGGCATTCTGCCTCCGGTCAAAGCTGTTAAAGCACCAAATGCGGCAGGGTTCTGAAGCATGAGTGCAAGGTTTTGGCTTGCAAGCTGCTGCCTCTGAAAATCCATTTGGCTTGCCAACATCGTGCGTTCAAGTTCAATTTCTTTATCTCTTAATGCTTCATTAGCTTCTTCAGCTCTTATTTGTGCAGCTAGCCTTCTGTCCGCTAATGTAGTAGCTTCGTCTTCGTTATATCCAAGTTCTATCAGTCTGATTTTTTCAGCTTCCTGATTAGACCTTACCAACTCAGTTATTTTACTATTGGCAGTAGCCCTATCTAAATTTCGCTGTGTAATATCTTCAGCCAGTTTTCGTGACTCTAAAGTCTGTAATATAGGTTCTCCATCTGGACCTCTTTTAATTATGTTATTTTCATCTCTAACATAAGCTCCGGCAGGCGAAGTACCTAATATGGAAAGAAGTCTTTGGCTTTGATCTCCTATACGCTGATTTACTTCCTCATCGTATCGTTTTTCGTCCATATCAAGTTGATCCATCCACTGCTGCTTGGCAAAGGTTTTAAATCCTGTACTAGGATGAACTCCCATAATGGATGCTTGCTGCAAATCAGCCTGAGCATCTGCAAGCTCTTTTTCATGCTCAAGTTTTTCACGAGCCAAAGTCTTGCTTCTACCGCCTATATCACTGTCAAAAAATCCTGTTTGGTCTGCCTGTTGTATATTTTTTTCAAGTTCTAACCTGTCTCTTGCTAAGGTGTTTGCATTATTCTGCATTCTTCCTGTAATCTGAGCTTCCGTCATCTTTTGGTCGAAATCCTGCTGCTTTTTAGCTAAGGTGTCTTTATCTCCAAATTTACCGGTAGCCTGTGCAGTCTGTATCTTTCTGTCCCATTCCTGCTGCTCTGTAGCTCTTTTTTGACCTTCTACTGTTACTGCTCTGTCTAACAATGCTCTGCTTCTGTCAGTCATAACAGGAGAACCTGCTACAAGTTGACCTTCAATTTCCATTTGAGGAGTATGAAATTTCAAATACTGACCTATATTAGCCATATCGAAATTAGGATTGTTTACCTGACCCCATGCTTTGTTAAAATCTTCGTCAGCCCAATCGGCATCGCCCTGCTGTGCAGTAGTTGCAGTAGGTGCTGTTGGTGTCTCTACTAAAGGTGTTCCTGCCATTTGTTGTTGTTTTTGTTGTGCTTCTCCTGCTGCAAAAGCAGTCTGTGCCTCTGGATCACCTGTTAACCTTTTCTTTATATCAAACTCCTCTTGCTCTTCTTCAGTTCCTGGATATTGAACTTTAAGAGGTGTTAGTACCTGTTGTCCTGTTCTAGGGTCTATTGTCGGAGCTCCAGGGTCATAAGTTCTTTCAACTTTGGGTTGCGGCTCATATCCTCCTAAACCTAAAGACCGTTGTAATTCCACAAGTCCTGCCATTTCCTCTGGTGTTTCAGCTGTTTGCACACCACCTGGAATAATTCTGGGACTATAAAAGTCCTGACCTGGAACAACATTCATGACCGAACCTGGCAACGCAACTTCAGCAGGTGCAGCTGTTTGACCGTTACCGTTGGTTACAGGCTGTCCTCCAGGCTGTTGATACAAGGGGTTTTGCTGCATGATATTTGGTGTTTCACCGGTTTTTAAATAATAATCGTCCGATTCCACAGGCTGAACTATACCAGACATTCCGCTAACATCAGGAGAAGGAACTCCGCCCTGGTCTTCTAATGTTTTAGCTAATGCCTTTTCCTGTGCTTCTCTTGCAGCCTGTTCGGCAGGATTAAATTCTTCATATCCGTTTGCCATGTTTAACCTCCAGGCAGTAATTTAGAAAGCTCTTGAATAATGTCATCCACAGGCTGACCTGCAACCATTGTGGGCTTAGGCTTTTTAGGCTTTCCAAGTATGCCTTCAAATATTTCTTCGGTCTGTATACTAGCTGTATCGGCAGCTATATCCACTGGTGTCTGTAAATGATTTCTGTCGGTTCTTTTTTTAGCCATATTATTCTCCTATAGTCTCACCGCTTGGCATTCCTACTGCTCCGCCTGTAGGTCCACCAAGTTCAGCCCCTAGCTGATCTATACCGCCCATACCCTGTGGATATACGCTTGGTCTTCCCTGTTGAGAAGCTACTCTTGCAGCTTGTATGTTAGCTTCTCCTGGTCTTTGTAACTGTGCTCCGCCTATATTTCTACTACCTACGTTTCCTGTCTCGCCTGTAGGTGAAGCCGCCTGCTCCATCTGTGTAGGCAGTCCTACTTTCTGTAATAGTAAAGCAGTCTGCTGCTGTATAAATTCAGGTGTATTAAGCAATTGTTCGGCTCTAATCTGCATCTGTTCTTCCATTGGATCGGTTATACCACTTCTTCTTTGAGCCTCATATAATGAAATTATCCCTGCACCTTTAAGCCTCATGGCAAGCAGAGCCTCTCTTTCACGCTCTTCCGGTGCTTCTGCCTTAACCCTGACAGTATTTTCGTGATAACCACGAATCTGGTCAGGACCTATCGTCTGATCGAAATTATGTATCTCATTTCTGCCGTATACAGTAACTCTGCCGCCTGCCTTGTTTTCTATCAGCATAAGCCATTTTTTATTTATATCTTCCAACGCATGTCTTAATCCGTCAGCCACTCCCTGAAATACCAATCTGCCCATTCCGGCAAGTACGCTTAATCCAAACCCTGAAGAAACACCTGTAGGTCTTACTCCTCTTATCACGTTTGGAAAAGTAGCTTCCTCTATCTTGGTTTGTATCATAGATAACTGCTGATATATATCCGGTGGTATCTGCACCATTGGAGATGGTCTTACGTCCACTCCTGGAAGCACGATATTCTTACCGCCAAAGAGTTCATAGTCACTTCTGACTCTTTCTGCGTTCTGCTCAGGTCCATAGAAATCTATAGTTCTATACGCTACTGTTCTGACCAACGCTCCTATCTGAGTCATTAATCTTGCTTCCTCGTCTAATAGATTATGCACAGTATTAAGTACGCCCCTGTAGCGTTCTTCAGGGCTACCGTCTTCAAATGTATAGCTGTGAACAGGAATTATAGGCGTATATGGCAGATGACCATAACCATGACGGTGAGGTCCCCACACTATCTGTCTGTCACAGACATACATCACCCAATCTTCGTCCCAATACTCGAACCACTCAGCTTGAGATGCAGATGGGTTTTCAGGTTTCCATTCAGGATATTTCTGACTAACGTCATCTACGTCACGTTCCATAAATTCAATAACCCACTTTGTTTTGGTTTTAGAGTCATCCCATACCAGATTGCGTGGATTAATCACGTTAGCAGCAAAGGGGAACTTTATGCTTCGGTCTTCCATGAAATCGTTAAGAGCACGTTTATAGTCAGCTTCATCCTCGAAGTCATCGACTACAGGGGCATTAGGCCAATTATCTGAGTCCCACATGGATTTAATCCAACCTACGCCATATAGGAAACTCTGTCTTACAGCTGTTCTAAGCACCGGCTTTTTCATCATGAGCCAAATGCCTGTCAAAGTCTTTTGAATCCGTTCCGCCCTTGCTCTTGATCTAGGAGAGGAAGGTACATCTATAGCTAGATTATTTACATCCACATGGTCGCTAGCCGTATTGACTATAGCACCTGCCGTAGCAGGCCATACAGGATCTATACCTTCAGGAGCAGGCACAGTCCTATTGCCCATGTAATATTCCTCTTCAGTCTCGCACTGTTTATGAAAATCCTGATAATAGGCTTTCTGCCTATCGAACAGGTCAAGTACGTCATCTAATTCAGGTGCATCCGAGTTTTCAGGATCACCAGGCATCCATTCGGTTATTTCTTCCATCACAGGTTTTTCTGTAGTTACCATTAGCTAATCCCCAATTCTTCAGCTCTTTTGGCTATTTTTTCGAGTCTTCTAAGTCTCATCAGTTTCGGTCCTTCTAAATTACCCTGATTCCAACCGTTATTAGCTTCAGCCTGCGTAGGCACATATCTTGAATTGCCTATAGGTCTGAAGGAACTGGTCACAGGTCTACTGGAATCAGCCACTTCTAAAGCAAGTGCAAGTGCAAATACGGCATCGTCATGTTCACCTGGAGGTGCTTCCGCCTTATATCTTCCGCCAGGCATTTTTCTATACTGAAAGGCTCTAAGCTGTCTTAAAAGCCTTTTTTCATTAAAGAACGAAATAGTCTGTCTTTCCAAAGCTACTACAAGCTGCTGAAGCAGATGTTCTCTTGAGGACTGAGAAAATATATACGGAGATACAGGAACTCCTGCTTCTATGAGTTCACTCATAAATACGTCACCTATACCTGTAGCATCAATACATATCTGTTCTATACCCCATTCCTCTACAAGCCTGATAACGTGTTCTCTCTGAGCTACCCATTCGGTACCGTCATCCCATCCGTGATAATGCACCATTTTTCTTTCTGCTGCATCCATTATCACCATAACTGAGGGATCCATCTTTCTACCAAGGTCAAGCCCTGCTATATACCTTGCACCTGGAACAGGTCCCTGCATGGGGTCACCTGCTATATTGGCATCTATATTAGTGAAATAACCGGCTGAGTCAGAAAATTCAGCAAGGTACATACGTCTCCAGACCCTTTCAGGCAACAGCTCCTTGTCAGATTCTATCTCCGCCTTCTGTTCTGCGTTAAGCAAAGGGTTTTCAAAGCTTGTAGCCTTAAAGGAAGAAAATCCTCGTTCACCTCTTTCGCCTGCTACAAACGCTCTTCTGAACCAATGATCAGGATAAAGAGCAGGAATACCTTCAAATATACCGTAACCAAGTCTTTCAGGGCTTCTAAGCGTAGGCAATAGCTTTTCAAAAGCCTTATCGGATATATCCTGAGCTTCTGATATCCATAGAAAATCCAGACCTGCCGTTTGTAGGCTGTCCGGATCATGAGCTGATTTAACCTCTATTTGTCCCCAAGTTCTTTTATCGCTGCCTTTTAGGTGCATCAGCCAAGAGTCCTGCTTAATACCGGCAGGAGATATAAACTCATTAGGGAAGAAAGCAATCATTTCGTTCCAAATCTGCCTAGCCTGCGGAAAATTCGGTGTTACTATCCAAGCATGAAAAGGCGGTATCAAATGAGATTCCACCTCTATTTCAAGGCTTTCTACATATCTTCTGATTAATTCCCATAACGCAAAGCGAGATTTACCCCACCTACGTCCTATCTCCAAAACCTTGATTTTAGCATCAACTCCATGCACTCTCTGCTGACCTGGATGAGGTTTATAAAAATCACTTAAATTGAGCTGTTGTTGAACCATTTAAGACTCCTGACCTTTCGATACAGAGTCTGAGTGCGATAGCTCCTGCCTGCCAAGCGACTGCGTTCCCAAGGGCTTTAAGTCTGTCCATCCTATTAGCCATTTTCCCATCATCAGATATTCTACAAAAAGCGGGTTCAATCTCCGGCATGATACTGAGCAGGTACTCCCATCCGGATGAGTCTGAGGGTCCTGGTGGGTAGTTTGGGAATTGATCCTCGTAGTATCCTCTAGATTCAGAGAGTGGGAGTTCTTCCCATCTTTCGTCTTTCTCCTGCCTGTATGAGTCATCTCTATATCCGTGTGTACAGTCTCCTGTGTTGTCGGAGTCGGCCATTTCGTCACAGCTGTGGGAAGTGTCACTGAATGCATCGATCCTTCTTTTATCTGAGTCGATTTCAGATTCCCTGTGTATGTATCCGCTACTGTCGGAGTCGGCCAGTTCCTTGCAACAGGACCGAGATTGTCCTGTCTGTTTTCTCTTATTCTTGCACTCGACTTGTGTTCGGATGAGTTCGGTGTCGGCCATTTTCCTGTTTCCACAACATCTTTCAGCTTGACTCCCCATCTTACTCCCTGTTCGTTCTTTCTGCTGAAATGACCGTTGTGCATCTCCACATTCTTTACTGTTCCCCCTTCCGTGTCGCTCACTCTCGGAGTCGGCCAGTTTTGGGCAATCGCTGCCGCTCTGTCCAAAGTTATCTGGACATGCTTTCCAGTCTTTGGGTTGTATGCTCTCTCCCCTGTCTTCGCCGGTTTTCCTTCCTTCGTCACTAATGTTTTTAAAAATTCTCCCTTCCCTGCGGTTTGATTCGTTGGAGTCGGCCAGTTTCCTATAGGCAAAGCAGAACCACCTTTTTCTTCTGTGGGGAGCTCCTGCATCGTCAGCTCCGACAATTTCCCATTCCGCATCGAACCCCTCTTCGGCAAGGTCCCTGAGTACTGTGTACACATAGGGCTGCCGTCCTTCGCCATCTCCAGAAAGGAGACCTGGTACGTTCTCCAGGAAGACGTACTCCGGTCGAGCCATGCGAATGACTCTGAGGGTGTCCGGCCACATGTTCCTATCGTCTGATTCACCTTTTCTCTCTCCTGCTACAGAAAACGGCTGACACGGAAATCCACCAACCACCATGTCAGTCTTTTCCCATTTAAATTTCCTTATATCATCGAATATCTCCGCTTTGTCCAGATATCCGTCCTTCATCCTCGCCCTTAAAACCTTCTGACAGAATCCGTCTATCTCCACATACACTTCCGTCTCCGCACCTAAAACAGACCTCACCGCCAAATCCAAAGCTCCTATTCCGCTGAACAGTGATATATATTTCATTCACTCTTCTTGCACCAGCCTAATTAATCGTTCCACTTAAATATTGGCGTATACTTTCCCACATACGCACCTTCGGTGTTAAAAGTAAAATACTCCATCGCATCCTCGTAGCTCATCCCATCGTTCTCCATAAACACCTCAATACACTTTTCACTCGAATAGACAGCAACCTTATTACCGTTTCTACTACCAACACCTATAATGGCCTTGTCTAGCCCATCGGCCAACATAGCCTCCGGATTAACCTCAATTAATCGTCCTGTAACCTTTCTCATCTTTCCCCAAGCTATGCAGCCATAAATATTCCTTCGTATCCTTCCACCCTGCATTATCTAAATCCATCGGCAATACATTGATCATCTGCTTCCTATGCCCACACTTCTCACATACCCCAACCGAATACCTGCCGTCAGGCAACCCAATCAAATAACTATGTACGCACTCAGTCTTTGCCACCGGAAGAACCAGTAAAATTACTCACACTGACATTCACGAAATTCCCTGCTCCTGTAACCGCTCCCTCAGGCATCATGCCCCTTATCTGATGCAAATGCTTTATTGCATTCAGCTGTACATTCTTATTAACGTCCTGCTCTATTAAATTCTTCAACTTAATAATCGACATAGGCAGCATTATCCCTGCTATCTGCTCAGCTATCCGCTTAGGCTCATGCATAACATCCACAAATACCCTCTCAAAATCCTCACTCATCATCCTCTGCTCCTCTACCCATGCCATAGACTCCCCTGTCAACTCACACGCCCTCGCAGCATCCATACAATCCATATAAACAGTCATAAATGACCTCTGCTCTACAGTCAGCTCACTCCACTCAGATCTGTCCTCTACATTAACCTTCACAGCATTCTTAGCAGCTAACGCAGGATGCTTTGTTAAATCCGCCTTCCTAGCCATTGTGGCACCTGCATTCGCAACCTGTTAGATTGCAATCCTTGCATCCGCCATATACACATATCAATGATGTTGCCATTAATATCTCCTAATTAATCAGGGGTAACACTAAACTTCACGAGAGCAAGTCGGAGCCGATGGAAACACTTTAAAGGAGAAGAAAACCACCGTAGTGCTACCCCCACTTTAAACTGTAATCTAATTACATATGTCTATAAAGTCAATAGCTAACAGTATTATTTTTAATTACAGTTATGAAGTGATTTTGAATGATTTATCGCTTGAGTGGGTACCAACAAAGAACAAGGGCGGCCCCTGGCCAACCGGCGAGGCCAAGACTCGGAAAGTGTCCGCTCTTCCTGGAAGATAGCAAAGCAGCTTGATAATAACGATTACTACCAATAAACGACAATAAACAGATAGCCAATTATTTAGCTTTTGGATTTATGCTATCAAACTTTTGTAATGCTCTGAATATCTCATTAAATGCCACTGGTTGATCACATCCTGCATAGATACAACAACTGGCCACTATAAGGTTCAGATAGTTTGAGCGACTCTTATTAGATATTAAATATCGTATTCTATAATCATTACTCAATAAATCAGTATTAAATAATATTTTAGGAATCCACATTCTTAAACTTTTAGACTTATATATTTTTTCATTATGAATATGGAAATCATTCATTATTTAACTCCTAAAATATTATTTAATTATGTTAAAAAACACTAATATTCTTCATCTGTTTAGAAGAATATTATCATTAAATTTAAAAATAACTCTAATAATTATATATATAAGATATATTAATACTCTATAGTATGTATTAATTAATACATTTAATATAAACTGATTTTAACTTAAAACTTTGAAGGAGTTTAAAAAATGAATGCCTACACACATGAACAATACGAAAAAAAGGAATCCAGTGATTTTCATGAATGGTTGAATTCACAGTCATTAAAAACACTTAAAAAAGAATATTTAAAATTATTCATGAAAAATTTTAAATCAAATAGGATTGATTGGTTAAATAAATAAATCCAATAGCATGTTAAACCATGCTATAACCTAATAAAAAATTATTAGGTTATAAGATGGTTTAAATCATCTAAATAAAAAACTTTGAAGGAGTTTAAAAAATGATCACATATGTTACACAGTCCGAGTTTATCGATACATTCAAGCAATCCGAATTAAGAAAAAATAAATTTTCTTATGATGGCCTAATAGCATTATTTGAATACCTGGAAGACCTTGAAGAAGATACCGGTGAACAAATTACCTTCGACATGATCGCTATCTGCTGCGAATATTCCGAATATAGCAGTTTAGAAGACTTCAATGAAGCTTATAGTAAAAATTTTACTAGCATTGACCAGATACAAGAAGAAACAGAAGCTATTCCTATTAATGAAGGTAATGGTAATAGCTTTATAGTTTTAGATTATTAATAATCTAGCATGTTAATTCATGCTATAGGCTTATTAAATAGCCTATAAGGTGAATTAATTCATCTAAATTAAAAACTTTAAATAAATAATCCCTAGATACGGCCAATATCCAGGGATTTTGTCACAAAAATAAAAAAACTTTGAAGGAGTTTAAAAAATGAATGCCTACACACATGAACAATACGAAAAAAAGGAATCCAATGATTTTAATGAATGGTTGAATTCACAGTCATTAAAAAC